TTACTCGTGAAACTTTTGCAGCTCACGTTTGTAACACATTGGTAAAAGTATCTGTTGAATGGGCAAATGACGAGTTTGGTCTATTAAACAGCGAGTTACCAATTATGTTAGGTGAGCGTTTAGGTAGAGCGTTAAACACGGCATTTACTACCGGTGATGGCTCTGGTAAACCAACAGGATTCAGAGACGTAGCACCATCCGGTGTTGAATCTGCTTCTACCGGTGCATTTACTGCCGCTAACTTGGTTGAGCTTGTTCACTCTGTTGACATTGCTTACCGTAACTCACCATCTGCTGCATTTATGATGCATGACCAAATTTTGAGCGCGGTTAGAAAGCTAAACTTTGATACTGCAAATAATCCATTATTCCAACCATCATTAAGAGAAGGTACACCAGACAGATTGCTTGGTTACAATTTCTTTGTGAACAATGATTTACCATCTGCACAGGCTGCTGATGCGAAGATTATTTTCTTTGGAGATTGGAGCAAGTATATAATCCGTGCTGTTGCCAACAATGTCCTTGTGCCATTGCGTGAGCGTTTCATGGATGAGATGGAAATTGGTTTCTTGATGTATGCAAGGTATGATGGCAAGTTGCTAAATACTGCTGCAATCAAGCATCTAAAGAATCTGTAATTTCATTGGGGATCTAATCTGGAGGACTTGAAATATAGTCCTCCATTTTAAAATATAAACAAATGGCTTGGAAAGTAACTACTGCACCTGTTAATGAACCTTGGACACTTGCCGAGGTAAAAAGCTATTTAAAGATTGATGATTCAAACGAAGATTCAATGTTAAATACTCTTATAAAAGGTGCAAGGATGGTGGCAGAGAGTTATTTAAACCAAGCATTAATCACACAAACAATAACGGAGAAGTTTGATAGGTTATCTAATCCAACTCTTTACCTTAGTGTATCTCCAGTTATTGCTGTTACTAATTTCCAGTACGCAGACAGCCAAAATACTACGCAAACCTTTGCAGCGACAGACTATGTCGTTGACACCTTTAGTAAACCAGCACGGCTTTCTCTTGCTTACGGAAAAACATGGCCTACACTTTACGGGAATATAAACGATGTTACGATTACTTATACTGCAGGCTACGACACAGAAAGTAGCGGTGTGCCATTTCAAATAAGACAAGCTATCTTATTAATGATAGCCGATACCTATGAGAATAGACAAGATTACGTTAGGAAATTACCTACGGCATCTCAATATTTACTTGACCAATATCGCGTTCAATATTTCTAATGAAGTATAACAAAAATGAAATTATTGGTCGAATGCGTGACAGGATAACTATCCAAAATGTCACACGTTCAAAATCAGACACAGGCTATGCCTCCGAGTCATGGGCAGATTTAACTACCGTTTGGGCGAATGCCGAAAGCAAGTTACCTCCATCCAATGAAACGGTAATAGATGGTAAGAATACTGCTAAAAATATTAGCGACTTTACTATAAGATATACGACAGGCATTGATGAAGAAAGTCGTATTATTTGGAATGAGAAGTTATATCAAGTAAGAAATATAAAGGTAAGTCACGATCGAAGATTTATAAGTTTTCAAGGCGAGTTTTACGACTCCTACATTATTACCGGTGTTTCCGTTGCTGCCATCCTTTCAGCTAATGGCAGTGTATCATCTAATATTAAAGTGATACACAATGTCCTTGCTGCAATGAATGCGATAGCAACAACAAACGCTGAAATAACAGTGAGCCAGCAAGGTCAAGTCTTGGTGCAGGCTTCTCTCTCCGCATCTGGCAATCTTTCTGCCAATGCTACAAAAGTGATACAAATTAATAGCGATGTTACGGCAAATGGCACTTTAGATGCTGCGGTGACTAAAGCTATAAATATAGATAGTACACTAAATGCAAATGCTACTTTAGTAAGCGATGCTTTAGTGAGCAAAACATTATTAAGTACACTAAATGCAAGTGCTACTACATCGGCTGATGTTGATGTAGTAACGCAAGGCTCTGTTAGTGTAGATGCATCTTTAACAGGATTAGGCACTGTTGCTGCTGAAATTAAGCGTACAGTTACATTAGAAAGTAGTTCAAGTACAAGCGCAACGACAGAATTAAATGCTACGCTTACCAAAGTAATTGAGGCATCAATGAGTGCTTCTGCAATTACTGAAAGTACAGCACAGTTAACCATACCAGTTAACGCAGCTGCAAATGCTACGGCTAACACATCCGCAAATGCTACTTTATCCTATACAGTCAATGCGGAGTTAAATGCTACGGCTCAAACAACAGTTGAGGCACAAATAACAAGGATTATCTCCGCAGAAATGACTGCAACTGCACAGACAAGCGTTGAGGCAGGTATCGGTGTTACGTTTGTTTCATCGCTAATGGCTGCTGGCTCTGTCACAGATGCAAGTCTTTTAAGAACGGCAAACATGGCGGCAAGTGTAACGGGAGCGGCAACGGTAACAGCTGATGTTACTTCGGCTGCGACTACTGTAGAAGTTGAATATCTTGTGGTTGCAGGCGGTAGCGGAGGAGGTCGAAGAGGCGGCGGCGGTGGAGCAGGTGGTTATAGAAATTCTGTTACTGGTGAAACAACTGGAGGTGGCGGTTCAGCAGAATCTAAACTTTTACTTACTAAAGCTACATCTTACACTGTAACTGTTGGTACTGGAGGCGCTGGTTCTACGTCTGAAACATCGAGAGGAACAAATGGTAATAATTCTTCTATTAGCACTTTAGTAGTTGCAACTGGCGGTGGAGGCGGTGGTTCAGGTGGTTCAGGCTTTAGAACTGGCGCATCTGGTGGTTCAGGTGGTGGAGGTAATGGCTTTGGTGGAACTAATGCAGGAGGTTCTGCTTCTTCTCCAACACAAGGTTATGCAGGTGGTCAAGGTTCAACTGATAGTGCAACTTGGGATGCCCACGGTGGCGGTGGAGGTGCTGGCGCGGTAGGAGTTGCTGGAAGTAACGGTGGTACGCAAAATGGTGGTATTGGTTTACAATCAAATATATTAGGACTTGGAAATGTGTATAGGGCTGGTGGTGGCGGTGGAGGTGATGGCGCTAACAGTACTCAAGGTAGTGGTGGTACAGGTGGTGGCGGTGCTGGCGCAAGTTCGACAACTGCTTCGGTAGCAGGAACTATTAATACTGGCGGTGGAGGCGGTGGTGGTACAGCTCAAGGTTCAGGAAATGAAGCTGGTGCATCTGGTGGTTCTGGTGTTATAATTATTCGTGCAACAGTTCAAGCAGCATCAACAACAGGTTCACCAACATATACAACATCTGGAAGTTTTCATATTTATCAATTTAATGGTGATGGTTCTATAACTTATTAATATGGCTCATTTTGCAAAACTTGATGAAAATAATTATGTAATTGGCGTTCACGTTGTTGTGAATGAGGTTATTACTATAAATGGCATAGAAAGTGAAAAAGCTGGTATTGATTTTTTAAATAATTTACACGGTTATAATTTGTGGAAACAAACATCTTATAACAGCAATTTTAGAAAAAACTATGCTGGAATTGGCTACTATTATGATAGTATTAGGGATGCTTTTATCCCACCTAAACCTTTTCCTTCATGGATATTAAACGAAATTAGTTGCCTATGGCAATCACCAATACCTTATCCAAACGATGGCAAAATGTACCAATGGAATGAGGAAATAGGCAACTGGGAAGAAATAAACCTAACACAATGAAAATAGCCATTTTTACAAACATCAACTCTCCTGCTACCGACTTTTACCGCACGGTTGGCTGCTATGCCTACATGGGGCATGATATAAGATACCTTGCAATAGAATCGGCAAAGTGGTATGATTTAATGGATGTTGATGTAGTAGTGGCTAAATCTCCCAATGGTATGGCATACTTTGAAATGCTAAGGGAGTGTAAAAGAATGGGTAAGAAGATTATTATTGACCATGACGATAATCTACACGAAACAACAAGGACTAATCCGGCACACCTTGGACTAAGCCATGAGGCAATGAGAAAAACGGTGGAGGATTGCTTTGGCTTTGCTGACCATATTATTTATTCTACCGATGCCTTGCAAAAGTATTATATGCCTTATCACGAAGGCATTGCAAGCACTGTTATAAATAATGGATGGAATCCAATCATACAGCCATTCATGCCAGTACCTAAAATAGAAGATAAAATAAGATTTATTTGGCGCGGCTCTATGCATCACCTGGATGACATTGGCAGCATAGCAAGTTATATTAATGAGTTAGCGGAAGATGAGGGCTGCGATGTTGCCATGCTTGGCATACAAGATTTTATTATGGCTCACTTGTTCCCGAAGGTAAAAACAAAGGAATGGAATAGTTCACTCTTTAGCTACTTTGAAACATTAAATAATAGCCAATGCCACTACGGATTATTTCCGTTACTCAAAAACGATTTTAACTTTGCAAAGAGCAATATATTTGCCATTGAGATGTTGGTCGCTGGCGGAGTTACGATTGCGCCAAAGGGAATACCAGAGTACAATATACCAGGTGTGATAAAGTATGACAACTTTGGCGATGTCATGGAGGCAGTGAAAAATAAGGACTTTGACAGAGAGGCAATAGTGAAGGAGGGAAGGGAGTATTTAAACGATGTGCTTAGAGTGGATAAGACAAACAAAAAGAGAGAACTAATTTTAAATAATTTAAACTAATAAACTATGGCGGCTTTTTCAAATTATTTGGAAGACCAAATAACAAACTGGATTGCAGGAACAAATATGACTGCTCCAACGGCAACATTTGTGCAGTTGTATAATGGTGATCCGACAGACACAGGCTCTGGTGGTACTCCTATTGTAATTGCAACTGCGGCAAGAACATCTATTGCGAGTGGCACAGGGTCATGGACAAGAGGTACAGGGGGAAATGGTACAATTACAAATGCATCTGCTTTCACTATTACTACAAGTGCAACAGCTACAGCATCTGCTACTCATGTTACAGTTTGGGACGCATCTGCATCTGGTAATTTACTTTTCTTTGGTGCATTGACTCCAACGGCTGGCAAAGTGATTGCAGTAGGAGATGAGGTTAAATTTAATATAGCTGGATTAACCTTAACAGTTGCCTAAATATTAGGAGAATGCTTAGGTGTTCTCCTAATTAATATTTTACAATGACTTACATTACGCAGAGCCAAATATCAAGGTTAAGAAGAGCAAGCGGAACAGGTGCTAAAAGAAGAGGCTTGTTTGCTAATGGTTTGGCAGAATGTGTGCTTGAATTAGATGACATCTTATCAAATATCACAGTTGATAAAAGAATGGATGTAATCAATGCCGCAATGCCAGCTGCAATAAATATATATAAGTCGCTTATTCCTGTGTCTAAAAAAGAACACAAAATAAGTACGTTTGCTAAAGGTGTAGGTAAGTCTGATGGTAATAGTAAGTATAGGTATATAGTTAAACCTGGCAATCTCCAAAGGTCTGTAAAAGGTTTAAGCCAATTACTAAAAAAATACAAGTGGAACAATGGAGCAATAGGGCCTCATTACATTCCTCAACCAGTAGGTTCTACTTTAAATAGTGAACAAAAATACGATGGCTTTTACGCTCACATGGTTTACGGCTCTGCCAAAGCATGGAGGCAAAAGATAGTCTTGAAAGCAAAAAATATGTCTGCATCTGTTGTTTATCCAAAGATGGTAGCAGAGGCAAAAGAATTAGTTATGATGTACCCTAAAAAGTTTTGGGAATGATAGGAAAGGTAATATACGGAAGGTTAAGCGCAGAGCCAACAGTTATAGCTATTGTAGGGCAAAAGATTTATCCAGACCTAACTCCGCAAGACGTGCAATATCCCTTCTGTGTTTACACTATTGTAAATTCCACTCCCGTTGATTATAAGGATGGACAAAGTAACTTGGAGGAAGTGCAATTTCAAGTTGACTGCTATACGCAAAGTTACGATAGCACACAAGAGCTTGCAAACAACATAAGAAATAGCCTTGATAGGTTTACGGGAACAGT